CTCTGCTCGGGCGGCGTTGCGCTCTGTGCGGTTGGCAATCTGAGCTGGTTTGCCTTGGTAGTTGGCATACTCTTTTTTGTAATCACGCGCCATGATAGTTTCCTTAGTAAGTTAAGCTGCACCCTGCAAAACAGCAAGGGTAATTTTACTCTGTGGCCGTGACGAGCTGCCTGTCAGGCTATCCACAAAACGTGGGTGGTTTAGGTTCAGAACAATACACTGCATCTGGCCCGGCGCATGCTTGGGGCAACCCTTGAACATGGTAACGCGCTCACGTCGGTGTAGCAAGGCATTGTTTTCCTCCAGCTCACGTTCTATGCGGTCAAGTCCATCACGCTTTGTCTTGAGCCACACACGTAAACGATCTGCGTTGATAGCAATAAGACTGCCGGGCATGATGGGATTCGTTGCATCATAGACAACTTTCACGCGGGCTACAGCTTTCTCAGGTGCTGGCATGGTGACCTGCTCTACGGTGGTACCATACTTTTCTTTGCACTCAACAATCTGGTCGTTGTGCTCAGCGAGAAACAAACCAACGATGTCAAACACGTCAATCTTGTTGTCAAGCATATGCTTGCGAGTTTTCTTCACGTGTCCAATTAAATAATCAATGGTGCCCTTCACGTCAAATGGAAACAAGCCCAACGCCTGCCCAATGCGGCCCATGCCCCATGATGCAATAACCATCGTGCGATAAAACCGCTCCTGCGGCTCAAACACAAACCCAAATGTCTTGTCAAACGATGTCTCTGCCCACTTCCACACAGCCTCGGGGCCACCTCTATCGATCACAACTTGCACAAGCTCTGGCAAAGCCCAGCCATTGTTTTTGGTCATGAGGTCAAAGAACTCATAGCCATCGCTCTTGCCGTCTTCCCGTGTTGAAACAAACGTACGATCGTGCTGTGGCAGCTCCAAGCAACGGGCTTTCAGTGGCTCATTGCCAGCCTGTGCACCTTCAAACTTTTGATGCGTAGAAACGTTACACGTGATTATCGTGGGCCCGCCCCATACAGCTGGGTCACGCAGCTCGCGGTCCTTCGTCATCGAGTTCTTTTCACGGCCTGAGCTAAGCGTATAAACTATGTCGGCCATGTCTCTGTCTTCAGTAGCTGTCATCTCGTCGATGCAACATGGAAGGTTGTTCAGCACGCTACGCATTTTAAACATGGCATTTGCCGTGTCTTGCTGATTTAAAAACAACTCTTTGGGTAAGCCAATCAAACTGTTGGCTCCAATAAGCGCGAGCGTCTTGCCTGTCGTTGTCTCGGGTGAATAAACAGATACCACGCCTGTAGCATTACCAGCTGCAACGCCCAGAATGCCGGTCGTCGCAATCAAAGTAACAGAGCGAATGGTCTCAGTCCCCGGGCGGTTGAGCATGTCCATGCCACGTACCCATTCGCTTCGTTCACCGTGCGGGCCTATGAGCTTTGCAAAGCTGGCGGCAGGGCCACGCAATCGCGTGTCAGTAGCCCCAATGCTGGAGCCCAGAATAGTTTGGCCACACATAAACGAGCCATCGGGTTGCCATCCAAAGCTGACAAAGTCTAAACCAGTAGGTGCTTGTTGTTGCACCATCGTCAAGTAATCCATTAAGTAACTCCTCACTTTTTCTTGTTGCGCTACATGTTTAACAAAAATCTGCTGGTTCAATAAAAACGTGGAAAATTCCTTGCCTATTGTTGCCAGCACTGACATCTCGTGCTCTGTTTCTTTCCAGCCTGTCATCGGATATTTAACGATTATCTTAAACGCCGACTTGTGACTGGATTGGTCGTGGTACACACCAGTGATGTGCATCTCGTACGGACTGACGTGGTCAAATTCAACCAGCTCTTGCGCAACCTCGTTGCCATTGGCGTCAGTCGTCGTAACTTCTGTCTTGATCTCCCGCATGATCTGCCCATTCTGAACAGCGTAACCTTTAGGCATCGTAAAGATTAACTCTTCGCCAGCCTCAGTAACCACCTCGACTTCAGTAACCACGGACAACTGCGCAGGAGTTGTGATCTTCCCACGGCTCGGACAACCCTCGCAACCCTTAGCGCACATCTGCTCGAACTTTGCACAGGTTGTTGGGCCCGTACCGTTCCACCCGTCAATCTTCGCCATGCTGGAGTCGAGATCAAAGTCCTTGTGCTTGCCTGCGAGCTTAATGACTGCCTCAGTTACATTCGTGCAATGCTTGGCCAGACCAAGAGAAGCACGCCACAAAGGCTCAAGCACATCCCGACCAGCAGCATCAACCACGCCGCCAGACTCGACAAGGGCTCTGACCTGATTGCATCTGGAGGCCACTGCGTCAAGGACGACATCGTTGGAGTTGAGGACGGCATCAAGTATTGAGGACTTACCGCCCTTGCGTGACGCTGTTGCCTTCTTAGTGACAGGCCCTTTATTGAACCATGGCCTAAGAGTTGTGAAGAGCGAAGCAGCATCGTAGTCTGGGCAGTCCGCAACACACTTGACGTCCTTCCAAGGCTGTTGCTTCTTATGATGCGTGCCGACGGGACGGAGCACCATAGATGGGTCGTGAATTTTTGATGTGTCAATTTCAACTCCATTTTCTGCCAGCGCTGCATTCAACGCCTTGGAAGCCTTTTCCCAGTGCGCTGTTTTGACTGGTTCTGCTAGCGGCCAATACAAATGAATGCCGTTGCCCGAAGAGATAACCATTGGCTGCGGCATGCCGATCTTGGCCAGCGCAGCTTTCATCACAGTCCAGCCTTCCTTCTGCGTTGCATAGGGCTTGTCCGCGCCAATGTCGAGGTCAAGGGCCAACGCCTTGAACCACGTTGCGTGTTCCTGTCTCCGATACCACTTCTGTTTTGTACCGTCCATGTACGCATGGCCCGCAAATGATCCCACGCCGAAATACACCGTGGTCGTTGGTTCTGCATCCCACTGGGTCAGTGCAGCAATAGCTTCGTCAACGTTTGAGAACGATCCTCTGTTCCAGAAAAACCCACGCGGGTTCTGGCCTGATGGGTCAGGTTTATGTGTGCAGATGACGAGTTCGTCGAGCTGGGCAAAGACGCGAGTAAAAAAGTGTTTGGTGTCCAAAATACGCCCCTAGATGAAAAACCCCGGCGTTAACCGGGGACTGTATGAGCAGCAATTCTATTACTCGTCGAACAGACTGTCGAGCTTTGCAGCCAATTCATCTGACGCTTTTACTGGGACAACTGAGGGTTTTACCTTCGGCGTAGCTGCCACAACTGGTGTAGGCGCGGCTTCTTCCTCATACGCATCGTCCACGGCTGGCGCAGCAATAGCTGCCTGCGCGGTTGGTGCTTGCAAAGCTGGAGCCGCTGCGGTAGGTGCCATGACACGTGTCGCCACTTTGACAGCATCGCTTGTCAGCAACGTATCTACGCGGGTAATTGCTTTTTCAGGGACATAACCCTTCTGTTTGAAAGTTATCTTGGGAAAGCTGGCTGCGTCATCGAAGCCCAACTCGGTGATAACTTCTTCAGGACCGATGCCGTAGTTGCCCAGTTCCTTAAAGTACTCACGCAATGCTTTCATCCCGCTTACAGGTACGGTCAAGCTGTAAACTTTTGTTGGGTCAGCGGCTGCAACAACGGCAAGGTGTCGTTGGTCGGCGCACATCTTTGACTTTGCGCCAGAGGGCAGAATCTTAGAACCCAGCACGTTGTTAGGGCAGTCAGAACAGCCAGTGTGCACGGGTGCTTCAATGCTTGCGTCAGCTTTCAGGCCATCGTTGGACCAGCAGTCAGGGCGCACGTTCTCAGCGGAGGCGTCAAAGGCTTTGCCGTAGAACACCTTAGATACGCGAGAGTTAGCACCCACAATAATTGTGTCCAGCGTAACGCCCACGGTAGTCTCAACGCCTTCTTCGTTCAAGCGATAACGACCGGCACGGATACTGATACGCGGAATGCTGATGCCCTCACTGACGATGGCTGAAGCCACGCTGGACTTGGTGCCTGCCTGTTGACGGGCTGCGATACGCGCTGCAATGTGCGCAGGTACTGTTTGAATGTTGCTCATGATTATTCCTTTATGGGTTGCTGTCTGTAACTACGCCGTGAATACCACGTGACCACAAAAGATTACTTGTAGCCACTGCGCCTGCCGCAATTAATTGCGCCGCGCTATAACGATCTTTATTAGCACGGGGGTAGCCCGGGCCAACGTATATATCGCTGTTTCTAAAGTGAGGTACGTATGTAACATCTTTAAATTTGTATGTTACTTGTGCTCCGATTGGAGCGGCTTCCGCTGAAGTCCGTTTCATATTATTCCTTTGCTTGCGCTTTGCGCAGGTTAAATACACGTGTCGATGAGAAATTCACCCCCGGTGGTGGTGCGCCGTTTGCCTCGATGTAACTCTTGACTCCGGTCTTTGACGCACGGGACTCGACCATGTCCCAAGCATCATGCTCTTTGCAAAAGTTGAAGAACTCTTCACGAGAACCAACTGTTGCTGTGTTATGTGTCGACCAGTACCCAGTACCGGACGGTGTCTTTACGGTTTCAAGGCCATCTTCTTGCGCCTTTGCAGTAATCCAGTTTTCGAGAGCTATGAGCTTCTCTGTCTTTTCCGCTTTTGCTATTTTGTGTTGTCTTTCTAGTTCCTCTATTTCATTACGTACCCGCAAGTACTTTTCTGCTGCTTCGTTGTAGTTCACTGTTCACCTCTTTTCTTAATCGTCACTGTTGATGCCTTGCACCAAATTCAAAAACTCCGCCAGAGTGTTTTGCTTTGCGCGGAGTCGGCGGTATAACTCTGCTTCAAAGGCGGTGGCCCAGATGTGCCACACGTTCGTTTTGCCAACTGTTGTCAGTCGGCGGATTCTTGCATTGGCTTGCTCGTACTGCTCAAGTGAATAAATAGGTGCAAACCAAATGATGTCCTTCGATCGAGTCAGTGTCAATCCATGAGCTGCAACCTTGGGGTGCGCCAATAAAATCTGTGGCTTATCCGTGAATTGGAAGTCATTGAATATCTGGTCACGATCTTTCTTGCTCGTATCTCCATTGACCATCGCAACGTCGAAACCATCTGCAATCAGCTTCGCTTGAAGCCAATTCTGCACACCTTTGAGTGGCACGAAGATGATCGCTTTGTCGCCGATCTCTGTAAGTAAATCCGTAAGCGTATTATACCGCTCTGATGCGTCGATGGCAATCGTTGACGTTTCGCCGTAAACCACGCCGCAGCTAATTTGCAACAGTTTGCTCAGCATCACAGCCGTGTTGGCAGCAGTCACTGCGCCAGCAGCAAACACAGTCACCGCTTTGTCCTTCATCTCCTTGAACGCCTTCTCTTGCTGCTTGGTCAACGTGGTCTTGCGACCAACGAAATTTGTCTGCGGTAAGTCCTTGCACTCATCAAGCGAAAAACGAATCGAGGGCTGCAGCACTCGTCGGCATGTCTCCAATGCGTCAGGGCGCGGTATCCATTTGAACGTCGTAACCTTCTGCATCACCAAGTCCTTGAACGTGGTGAAACTTTTTGGGCAATTCGGCGAATCCACAAGCCGCGCCAGTGTCCATGCGTCAGCAGGCGTCTGAGAAATCGGTGTGCCCGTCAGCATCCACAACCATGGCTGGTGCTTGGCCATCCATTTGGAAAATATCTTGTACCGTTGTGAGCTGGGTGACTTCAGCGCCGTTGCCTCGTCGTACACCACTACGTCGAAGTCCTTCAGCTCCGACTGCATGTTGGTAAACCCGTCATGGTTGATGATGACGTACTGAACTCCGGGTGTCTCAAGCAACTGCTTGCGCTTAGCTGATGTCCCAGTGCAGATCACAAACGAACGGTGCGGCAAGTGGTGCTTAAGCTCACGGCCCCACACAACCTTCAGCGTAGACAGCGGAGCGATGATCAGAATCTTTTTGGCCACACCTTCGTCGAGCAGAAAGTCCGCAGCCCACAGCGTACTGATGGTCTTGCCAGTGCCCGGCGCGTTCAGGCACAGCGCCCGCTTTTGCATGGTGAGGAATGCTGCTGTGTCTTTCTGATGCTCCATTGCTTCAAATCGAGCAGGCCACGTGTAGTACTGCGTAATTGGCGCAGGCACACTGAACCCAAGATTCTTCAAGACCATCGACTCGTCTACACCGTAGGGCATAGCTAGCATATTTTCACCATCATGCACGAATTGTTTCGCATGGGGTATGGCGCTTACCACCGCAGCATTCTCATTGCTGTTGATGATGATCCTACGTTGCTCAGGAATTACCAACATAAAGCCGCCCACGCCTTAAACTCAATTGCCCATGTGTCCACAGATGTCTCACGCACAATCCACACCATGCCATCTGATTGGCTTATCGCTTCGATCTCGCGGTCTTGGTTGGCTGTAGTAGACCCCTTACCGAACTTGGTCTCAACAGCAAAAAAGTAACCGCCAACATGCCCAATAAAATCAGGAATACCAGCGCGACCAAAGCCATTAGCAGCTGGCATAAACCACCAACAATTTGGTGTGCTCTTGAGTACGGCTTTGACAATCTTTTTAACGTCCGACTCGTTCGACAGCTTGGTCATAAGTCATACCTTTCTTAACCCAGTAATAAAACGCTTGGCGTGAAACACCAAGCTCGTTTGCCCAATCTTGCAGCACTTGGGTTTTTCCTCGAAACGTGACCCATACGTTGCGGCGGTTGTTACGTGATTGCTCTGCCGAAGTAGCCCATCGACAGTTATCACGCGAGTACCCTTTGCTGTTATCTACACGCTCAATACTTAGCCCAGCAAAATACTCTTCCCACATATCAGCGTAAAAACCCTCGAACGTATGCCATGGCCCACACAAAGTAATTCCGCGCCCGCCATAGTTCGCCCAGTTTTTATTGCCCGGGTTAGTGCATCTTTGTTTTATCTGCAGCCACACTTTGTACATCGGATGTACATCGCCTTTTCTTGAAAACCCATGGCGTAAACCATGCTGGTTATTTTTGTTATACGAGCGGTTCATTTCTTACCTTTTCAATCTCGCGTCAGGGCAGAACCCCTTAGCCGCGCACCATGGGCACAGGCCCGACGGTTTTGTTTTAAATACTCCGAGGTCAATGACCTCCTGCACCTTGTCAAAGCGGGGCTCCAGCGCCCGCCACATCGAGTCAAGAAACCTGCGCTCATACGTAGCGTTTGTCACGTCGTCGAACTTGAGCCAGATGAACGATGTCTTCACCTTCGTTACTCGCGGGAAGTGCCAGAACACCATGGCTGCAAAGAGCTGCAGCTGCGTTGGGTTCTCCTTGACCTTGCCCGTCTTGTAATCAAGGCAGTACGCAGTGTCGCCGTCAACAACCAGCACGTCAGCAATGGAGCGAATCCACACGTCTGATGCAAACCACTCCACAGGCTGCAGCTCGCGGTTAACGGACATCTGATGCTCAAACATTTTGTCGCCGTTGCGTGACGTGATCTTGTCAACCAGCGGGCCCCAGCGTTCTAGCGACTGCTTGCCTTCAAGAGACAGCGTTGACTGATCCAGTGAACCGTCGCCGTATGCCTCCAGCACCTTGTGCACGCGGTCACCATACTCAGACGCTTCGTTCATCGAACTTTTGACTCGTTTAGAAACATACAAGTAATCGAACTGCGCAGGGCACTGCTCGAACGTAGAGAGTCTGCTGAACGACAGCGGCATAGGTTGAGTCATTTGTCTTCCAAAGTTAAGGTTGCAAGTTGCACAGTTAGTTGCTCAATCATGTCCTCAAGAATTTGGCGACGGGTAACGCTTTTCTGCCCAAACTCTTCAGGCATTATTATCTTCAACCCCACGTTTCCGTCGTAACAACGAATT